TGTGGGCGAACAGATGTCCATGCTGGAAACCGCCAGCGAGGACAGCTACATCTCCCCGGATGCCTACCTCCTGTTCACCATGAAGGATGGTGTGCTGGTCTACCGCATGAGCAAGACCTTCACCATTGAGGATGCCCTGTTCGGCAAAATCAAGAACATCTTCAAGAATATGCACTCCTACTACTGCCAGTTCTTCTTCCGTGAGCTGATTGAGAGCGGCCGGCTGAAAGCCATCGGCGGGAAGATGCCGGAAATTCCTGAAACCACCGCAAAGGAGCCTGAGGAAAAGGCTTCCGACCTGCCCCCGGATGCCGAAAAGCTGGAAGAAATCGAGGATGATACCGATGATGCAGACGATGCCGAGGCCGAAGCGCCCGCAGAGGACGAGCTGGCAAAGGCCACCGAGATTGCCCGGCAGAACGACGGCATCACGCAGGCCCTGCTGGAACAGCAGATGGGTGTGACCGCAGAAAAGGCCATCGCCCTGCTGGATGAACTGGAAACGGCCGGCGTGATTGACTTCTACGATGGCCGCTACTACCTCGCCAAGGCAGACAGCGAGGAGGAATAATCCATGGCAAAGGCAGCAGTAACGCGCAGCATCCGGGACGACCACCAGAAGAATTTCCTCAAAATCTTCAATGGCCTGACCGGAAAACATAGCCGCTGGGAGATTTGGGAGGATTTCGTCACCCTGACCGCTATTGAGATCTCAAACAGCACGGACAAGGTAAACGCCACGGAGCGCACCAAGATGTATCAGACCATCATTTCCAAATACTCCGCCAAAGAGCGGGACGGCATGGCCGAAATGCTGGCCGAGGTGGTCATGGGCATGGAACAGAACCCCGACCAAGATTTCCTCGGCTCCTTGTACATGATGTGTGAGCTGGGCAATGACCACGCCGGGCAGTTCTTCACCCCCTACGATGTGTGCCGCTGCATGGCCGAGATCACGTTTGACCCGAAGCTGCACCCGGACATGGAGGGCTTTATCTCGGTATCTGACCCGGCCTGTGGAGCTGGCGCCACGCTGCTTGCCTTTTTGAACGTCTGCAAAAGACGGAATATCTGCTACCACAACAAAGTCCTTGTCATAGCCCAAGACATTGACTTTATCGTTGGGCTGATGTGCTACATCCAGTGCAGCTTCATGGGCTGCGCTGGATATGTAGTCATCGGTGACACACTCGTGAACCCGGCAACGGCCTACGACAGCCGCGGATTGCTGCCCGCAGGACCACAAAACCGCATCTGGTATATGCCGCTTTTCTCAACCGATGTGTGGTATATGCGCCGCCAGATAGCGCAGATGAACCTGCTGTTTGAACCGAAAGGCGAACCTGCAAAAATCGAAAAATCCGATATTAAGCCCGCAAATTTGCAAAAATCTATCAAAAATGAGCCTAAAGCCCCGGAAAACGAGCCTCTTAACGAAACCAAAACCGGGCAGCTCACGTTTTTCTAACCCGAAATAAGAAAGGAGTATCCCTATGGCATACATTACTTATATCCCTATCCGGCAGCTGTACCCTCACCCCGATAACCCCCGCAAGGAACTGGGCGACCTGTCCGAGCTTGCCGCCAGCATCAAGGAAAACGGCGTATACCAGAACCTGACCGTCATTCCCGGCCACTACCTCAACAGCCGGGAGTACATCGCAAAGTGCGTTGACGAGGGTGGGGATGCAGCCGCAGCAGCGGCAGCATGGACACCCAAGGCTGCGTGGTCCAGTGAGGACTACACCATCATCATCGGCCACCGCCGGGCAGCAGCAGCGCAGCAGGCAGGACTGTACGAACTGCCCTGCGCCATCGTGGAGATGGACGAGCGGGAGCAGATGCAGACCATGATGATTGAGAATATGCAGCGGTCAGACCTCACCGTCTACGAACAGGCGCAGGGCTTCCAGATGATGATGGACTTCGGGCAGACAGTGGAGCAGATCTCCGACAAGTCGGGGTTCTCCCAGTCCACTATCCGGCGGCGCATCAAGCTGCTGGAACTGAACCGCGACAGCTTCAAGAAAGCCGAAAAGCGCGGTGCCACCCTGTCCGATTTCGCCCAGCTGGACAAAATCGAGGACTTGGAAGCCCGAAACCGGGTATTGGAAACCCTCGGTACGCAGAACTTCAACCGGGCCATGCAGGATGCGCTGGAGCAGCAAAAATGGCAGCACCAAAAGGCCGAATGGGTTGAGCAGCTGAAAAAATTCGCTACGGAAGATTCGCAGGCCTCCTACCAGACGCATGAGCATGTAAATGCGTACGGAAAGTGGGGCACAAAAAAGGAAGTCGTCATGCCGGAAGATGCCGACAAGATCGCTTATGTCTATAAGGTCAGTGAAAATCAGATTGACCTGTACAAACCTCGCGATACGGAAGCCGAGGATGCCAGCAACTCGGCGAGGGAGGCCGCAAGAGCCACCGAGCAGCTTGCGAGAGAACAGTTTGCCGCTGTTACGAAGCTCATGTACGAGCTGCGATGGGACTTCGTGAAGGACTTGACTCCCGCGGAGTGCAAAAAGCACCTGCCGGAAATCTTGGCTTATTCCACCCCGATTCTGACCGAATATCGGCACATGGAGGATGACGAAAACGTGTTGCGGCTGCTCGGCATCGGTCTGGATGAGCAGATTCGGGAAGACACGGAACTGGAAGATGCCCTGAAAATGTTCAATGCTTACGATACCGAGCCGGAGAAGATTCTACTGGCGGTTGCTTTTGATGCAACGGACAGCAGTCGTGAGGGTTATTGGAGCACGGAATGGAACGGGCCGACAGGCGCGAGCAAGTTCGTTCACCGCAAAAATGATGACCTCGACAGCACCTATGAACTGCTGACCGCCCTCGGCTATGAAATGGCCGATGATGAAAAGGCCTTGCAGGACGGCACCCACCAGCTTTTTGCGGTGTATGGATCCGGCAGCAAAGCGGACACACCCTGTGATAAGTGCAAAGCTGCTCACCCTGAATGCGACAAGTGCTGCAAAACTTGCGATGACCACTGCAATGCGTTCCAGCTGTGCAGAAAGGAGTATGGCGAATGACCGACCTTGTAAAGTGTGACCGCTGCGGCACACCGTTCAGCATCCAGACAGCCGGCATCCGCAGTACATGGAGCGGCGATTACATGGTGCAGTATTTCACCTGACCAGGCTGCCACCATCGCTACCAGATTCTGACCACGGACACCGAACTGCGCCAGACCGTTCAGCAGCACAAGAAAATTGCCGCAAAAATCCGCATGGGCAAGAGCAAGAATTTCCGGCCGGGAACCCTGAAAAAGTATCAGGCGGAAATGAAAAAGCTGGAGGCTGAGCAGAAAAAACGGCGGGATGAACTGATGGACAAAGGCAACGAGATCCTTGCCCATCTGGGAGAGGAGTAAACCATGGGTGATTTGAAAGAATACGCTGACCGCCTCAAGTTTGAAATCATGGCGGCTGACTTCCTGACCACCGAAGACCGGGAAATGGTCTTTGACCTCATCGAGAAAGTGCTGGGTGATGACAATGCCTGATCAGATCTTCATCAACATTGCGGTGCTGGCCGTGGGCGTGGCTATCGGTGCCCTGCTGGGCGAAACCAGCCGGCAGCAGCATGACCGCCAGTTGTTCCGGGAGTACATCAACTTTATGACTGAATCGGAGCACAACAATGAGCTGCTGTTCCGGGAAGTGATTCGGTTTCAGACCGAGAAAGGAGCCGACCATGAGAAAGAGTAATCGCCCGCCGGAGCCCGGCGCACGTGGGCTTCTGCGCCTGACCTGCCCCTGCTGCGGCAAGGAGTTCGGTACATATCTCCACGTTCCGCAGATGTCCATAGGCTGCCGCTGCTGCGGGGCTACGATCTCGCTTGAGAGGGGGCTTGCCCCCTATGAGTTCGCCTGCGGCTGCTGCGGGCTGGTGGCCAAAGGCAAGACCAACACCATGGAGCCGGAGATCACCATTCCCTGCAAGTGCGGCAACCCCATCACGCTGCACTGGGACAAGGACAAGCGGAGGTACATCGAATGACCCTAGAAGAAGCCTGCCGACTCATTGACCCGGCAACGGATTTGGACGCGTTGGCCGAGGTTGAGTATTACAATGGCTTCAAGGGTAAGGAAGCCGCTGCAAAGACCCTCCGGGAAGCGAGCCAGATGGTCGTTGATTTTATCCGTCGTGTATCGTGGCACGATGCCAAAACCCCGCCGCCTGTCCACGATGAAAGCTGGGAGAACGCGGGAGAAAAGCACTGCTGCATCATGAGCGAACTTGTATGGGTCTGCTGCGAGAGCCGGAACACCATGAAGGGCTGGATTGAAAACGGCAAGTGGTACATCGAGGATGGCCGCCCAGCGGCAGATACGCCCTATGGTGCTGTGAAGTTCTGGGCTCCGCTGCTGGAGCCGCCGGAGGTAGCGAAATGAGAATCATCACAGTTGAGCACGAGGTTTCGCCGGAACGCGGGAAATGCACATTCGGCGGGGATTATTGCGGAAAAGATGTGTGCAAGTACCATGCGCTTCGCACTCAAACCCACGGACGAAAGGCTCCGCCGGAATACAGAAAGCCCAAATGCTTGCTGTTCGACTGTTGGCTTGAACAGCCGTACAAGAAATGCGAGGCTTGCCGAAAAGCCTGTGAGGAGGGCGAGTATGACGAACGGTGATTTTATCCGCTCCATGACGGACGAAGACATCACGGAGAACCTGACACCGGGCATCTGTGACCTTATTCAGCATCGTGATCCGCAGCGTTGCCAGACCCGCGAGCACTGTTTCCACTGTGTCAAGGACTGGCTGAAAGAAGAAAATACGATTCTTGTGAGGGCTGACCAATGGAAAATCTGATTGACTTTTCTGACCCGATTCTCCGGCTGGTGCTGCCGATTCTCCTGAAAGATCAGACCACCGGGAAGAATATCATCTGGGCAACAGACCCGCCACCCAACGTGGACTGCGGACCAATGGGCGAAATTACGATGGAGCAGCTTGACAGAATTCGGCTGATGCCCCGCGTCCAGAAGCGGCTGTCCGAGCAGAAAAAGCGCACAAAAGGCAAGGCCGAGGTTTTCACCCCGCTGTGGGTAGTCAAAAAGATGGCCGACCATGCCGAACAGGCACTGAATCAGGGCGACCTGAAACAATTCGTGCATGAGCGGTGCTTGGAAATCACCTGCGGCGAGGCTCCGTTCCTCACCAGCAGATATGACCCCACCACAGGAGAGCCTGTTGCAATTCCCGACCGTGTAGGCGTTCTGGACAGGAAGCTGAAAGCTATCCGGGAAAACGAGAAAGACCCGATTGTGCAGAAAGCGTTTATGGCCTGTGCGTATCAGTCCATCTATAGTTATGAGTATCAGGGTGATAATCTTCTTCTGGCGCGGGTAAATCTGTTTCTGACGTTTATTGAGAACTGGGCAGAGATGATTAAAGCTCCTGTTGCAGCAAGCTGGGCTATTATCATCGCAACAAGGATCTCATGGAATATCTGGCAGATGGACGGGCTGAAAGATACCGTGCCTGGCACTGACATTCGCTGCCTGATTTACGACTGGGAGAAAAACGAGGAAGTGACATTCCGACAGATAAAGGAGGAAAGCGATAATGTCTGACAAGGAAATCTCTGAACTGAATCTGAAAAGTGCCGAACACTACGGTTTGCAGCTCCAGATGAACCAATTCACCGAAGAACTGGCCGAACTCATTCAGGCCATTGCCGAGGAAAACCCCGCACACATTGCTGAAGAAATCGCTGATGTCGAAATCATGGGTGAGCAGATGGAATATCTGCTGACGCTGGACAAGGATGTCATCAAGAGATATGCCAATGCACATGAAGACCACGATGCCAGGATGTGCTTTTGGTTCTTGGCTGCTCCGGTCAAGAGCATCAACAAGTTGCGCCGTGCAGATTTGGAGGCATCCACGAGCAAGCGCAATGCCGCAAAGCACTCCCTCGAACTCGCCATCGGAGCCCTGACCTCCTATCTGGATTGGCTGGTTGAACGGTTTGGCATTTCAATCGAGGAAATCCGGGAAATAAAATCCTACAAGGTGCAGCGCACCCGTGACCGCATTGAGCAGGAGAATCAGCATGACAGAAATTGAAAAATTACACGCAAAGTTGACTGAACAGGGTGTGAACCACACCTATGAACGCCGCTTTCCCCAGATGGACAAGGACTTTCCTGATACAGACTGGGGCTGGCAGATCTGGGTGCATGATGACAACTTCGGCGGCAACTGGTTCGTGATCTGTGGCATCTTCTCCCATGGATATAAAAAGGGCCTGTTGCAGCTGATGGGCGACATCGTGAACGCTAAAGGCGTTGAGGGCTACCTGACTGCCGACGATGTGATGTTCCGGCTGTACGACTACCTTTCCAAGAAGAAGGAGGCAAAAGATGAAATACCGCATTGAGGTTTCGGAAGAGCAGCTGCGCGTCATCGGACTGGCTGTGGACGAGTACATGAGGCTGCGCATGGGGCAGTTTGATGCCTTCGCTGAAGAACTGGCCTTAGATGGAGTAGCGGACCGAATCGAGGCATATAAAGATGATTATCAGCGCGGTATTCTTAACGAGCGTGGCTACAGCATCGAAAGAATGTTTGAGGCTGCTTACAAAATGGCCTATCCGCCGCATGGATGCCGTGGACGGCAGCACGATTCATGGGGAACGTGTATCGACATTGTACACGCCATCGAGCACCAGCAGTGGTTGGATTCCCCGGGGGAAAAGCGAGAATCCCCCGGGACGACAAATCGCTCCTTCAAGCCTATCCCGCTGGGGCATGAGCCGTTCCCGAAGATTGAGAGGGTAGAAGAATGAACTGCCTGTCTTGTGAGAACTACATACCCCTCGACCCGCCTATCCAGCGCACCGATTCGCACGGCCAGACCTACAAGGTGCCAGGATTGTGCAAAATTGGAGCGGACCACATAATTTCTGGGTTTCCTGTCTATCTTCCAACGGCAAAATGTGATAAAATAACAGAAGCACCGTTGCAAAACGGCAGCTGAATTATGACGGAGGTAGGCTGTGACATTACAGGAATTGTCCAAGTATTATGACATTCAGATGACCCTCGAAAAAGACCGTGAGGCCTTGGAGAATCTTCGGCAAAAAATCAATCCTGCCTCCCCACAGCTGACGGGTATGCCACATACGCCCGGTGTTCGGGACAAGGTGGCGGATCTGGCTGTGGAACTGGCTGACATGGATGAAC